CATATTTACTTCCTTTGCAATAATCTCCAACAGTAATCCATAAGAAGCAATGTTAAATGGTAATCCTAAAAATGTATCCACACTTCTCTGATTCCACATTAAAGAAAGATATCTTTTTCCATCTTGCTCTCTTGTGTAAACTTGAAATCCGTAATGGCAAGGTGGTAGAACCATTTGGTCTAACTCACCTACATTCCAAGCCGAAACCATTAATCTTCTACTATCAGGATTTGTTTTGAGTTCGTTGATTAGGTTTAGGATTTGGTCTATGACTACCTTACCTAATAAAGTATGATTACCATTATTTTCCACCTTAAGTGTTTTACTCATTTCCCAATCTCTCCATTGTTTACCATAGATTGGTCCTAATTCACCCCACTTCTTAGCAAACTCATCATCTGTTTTGATTTTCTTAATGAATTGTTCTTTTGTAAATTGTTCACCTGGATTAAGTGAAGTCTTGGAAGCGTAGTTCTTATATGCATCGCCATCCCAAATATGACAATCGTAATCTAATAAGAATTTGATGTTAGTATCACCTCTTAAAAACCACAGCAATTCAGTTACCATAGTTTTCCAAGCCATTTTTTTAGTAGTAAGTAAAGGGAATCCTCCACTCATTTTGTGACGGATTTGTCTACCGAATACTGAGAGTGTTCCAGTACCTGTCCTATCTTTTTTTTCAACACCGTTATCTAAAATGTCTCTGAGTAGTTGTTGATATTGTCTTTCTATATTATTCATATTATTTTTCCTTTTATCTGTTGTATTAATAAATCTGCGATATTTTTTTGTCCGTTTTCACTAAAGTGAATATCATTTATATATCCACCAGTTTCACTTTTTACCGTCTCAATCCCATCGAAATATAAAACATTAAATTCGTCGATTGGTTTAAAGGGACTCCAAAATAAACATTTTATTGGTTTCATGACATGTTCAATCATAATCATCCACCAATTAATTTCATTTATATATAGTTTGTGGTTTCTATTTATAACAATTTCTTTAATTGTTTCAAAAGAGTAATTTGTATCTTTAAATTTTACTTTGTTCTCATCAACCGAATCCATCAATATTGTTCTCCAATTATCATCTTTTGTGGGTATTCTGAATCTGTTAATTCCTGACCAACCAAAAATTAATATATCATTATCTCCAATATCTATAACATTTTTACAAAATGATTCAAATATCGTATAGTTATCGGTTCCACCAACCCCTAAATTTTTAACTTCCATATCTAATGTTTCACCAATAAAGTCCGCGTATACTTTTGGTTGTCTATTTTTCCATTTTATATATTCATTAGACCAACTATAATTTGGGTTATATGGTTCAGTAAAACTGTCCCCAAAAGTCCATACACAACTCATAATATTTTTCTGTTTACACTTTCATTACCCACAAATATTTTTTTTATCATTTCTTCAGAAAATAAATAATGACTTTCTTCACACCAATGACCGTCACTAATTTTTCCTTTTGTTTCTCCGGTTATTGTTTTATATCCAAAGGCATAATGAATACTATCACAGGATTTGAAGGTCGGGTACCAACTCCAATGTATTGTTTTGATTTTTTTTAATGATAAATTTATGAGTTTAATCCAATTACAAACTTCTGACATATAAAATTCATGTTCTCTGTTTACCATCACCTCTGTGATTGTTTTGTTAGATAAAAATTCAAAACTATCTAAAGGTTTGTGTGAAAAAAAACCATCACTATTTTTCATATCTGAATTGAAAAACCCCCATTCGTTATCTTTGTTAACTAATCTAAACCTTTCTTGACCAGTCCAACCAAAAATCACAACATCACCTTCTTTTATTTCCTCACATACTTTACAAAACTCTTCGAAAATATAAGAGTTATCACATCCTCCCATACCTTTATTGACAAGTTTCATATTTAATTTCTCGGCAACAATTTCACCAAATACCTTTGGTACATAACCCTTCCATTCAACATACTTATGTCTCCAATGTCTTTTGTCATCACTATAAGGTTTTAAAAAATCGGTAAATGAATCACCGAATGTCCAAAGGGTACTCATCTTTTATAATAAGCGTTTCTTTGTATTTGAATTCCTGCAAAAAATATTAACCACCTAAATGAAAACCCAATGGCTGGTGTCGTGATGCCGGTTTCGAAGAAAACGTCGTCTCTATAAAAAAATACTATTGTTGGTATAATAAACCAATGATATTTCTTTTTGTAAACAAAGTAATCTATAAGGTATTTTGGTTCTTTATTCGTCATAATTTCCGATGTTAGATCCATTTTCTTTTAATTTTTTAAGACTTTTGTAAATGAAGTAAGTTTCTTGTACTGAAAATATATTTTGTGAATGAGAATATTCCATCGCCTTCTCAATAATCAAAAGAGCACTTGATTTATCCATTCCTTTTACAAAGGATTCAAACTCCTCCTCATTCTGGAATTCTATAAGACCACCAAAAATATTATCCATATTTGAAATATACTATTTTATTTTGAATATACCAAATAATTATAGATATGGAAGTTATTGTTGGAAATCAAAGATTTAATGGTGAATATCTAACTCAACCTGAGGATATACAAAGGGGAATGATGGATAGAAAAGAACTAAATGGTTGTATGGTATTCAAAATGGGTATGGGTCATCATTCATTTTGGATGAAAAATTGTTTAATACCTTTAGACATTGTCTTTGTAAATAAGAACACAATTTCTAAAATCCATCACGATTGTCCTCCTGCTGACCCACATTCAATGAACCCACCAAGATATACAGGAATAGGTGACCATGTAATTGAATTCCCTGGTGGTACCTGTAAAGATATGAAGGTAGGGGATAGGATTAACCTATATCTTGGGACACCCCGAAATCCTGTGAAATAAAATCATAAGTAACCTTAGATTTAACTTTTTCAAACACCCAAAAATAAGAATGATACTTTCTAGCGTGATGTTGTTTAGTCCATTTGGTTCCGTTGAAAGCGTTAACCCTAACATTTGATGTAAGAACAAACATATCCCTTGGATAAAATCCAAGTTTATAGGCTATATTCATAACCATTACATGACTGAAATAATTTTTACCTCCCGATACTGTATCCTGACATTTCATAACAAGAAATCCTCCTTTATCAAGTATTCGATATAATTCTTTCAGAGTGTTATAGTAATTCGATTTCAATTCTTCATAAGTACCATATCCCTCAAATCTTTTAGCAATAATAGAACTACCCTCTTTATTGTTTCTATGACCCATACCACTTCCAACAATAACGAATGGAGGATCGTACATAATACTTTTCATTGAGTTATCTTCAAATGGTAAGTCTTCAGAACTGGCTTCCAACACTGTTTCATTTACTGGATATAAGTCACTTTTATGTTTAGGACTTGGAAGGTCTTTCCAAAAATTCCCTTTTGAGTATGTACAGTCTAAATCGAATTGTTCTATTTCATAAAGTTCCATTATATTTTTAATAGCCTCGAAGTTTGAGGTATAGACACTTTTTACCATTTTGAAATCCTTTTCCATTGATTTTTACGTTTTAATTTCTTATATTTTAAGTAAAGTATAGACAAAAAAAATTAATAAACCAAACTATTTATAATTAAAACAGAACATTATGGGATGCGGATGTAAAAAGAAACAACAGACAACTACACAAACACAGACTCCTCCTCCACCGACTATTAATGTTAGTCTGGCCGAGAGTACTAGTCATAATTTGACACAATCACAAGAAAATTTAGTGAACCAAATTGTTGAAAAATTGAGACAAGTTGGTGAAAAATCCGAATAGATAACGGGTAATATTTTTTTACCCGTTATTATTTTTTCAAAATAATATATAAAAATATATATACTAATATGAAATCAGAAACAAAATTAACAAGTGTAAACATCTTAGATGACGTTTATAAAAAGTTTAAGATTAAATCAATTGAGAGTTCAATAAACCTACAAAAGTTAGTTAATAGGTCTTTAGATTTATACAATAAAGATGAAAAGTTTAGAGATGTGATTGATAATCATAATGGTTTGGCGTCAAGTGGTTCAAAATTTTAATGAAAAAGAAAATTTTATTATTATCTGATGACTTGAGAATGACATCAGGTATTTCTACTATGTCTAAAGAATTTGTACTTGGAACAATTCATAAGTACAATTGGGTTCAATTGGGTGCAGCAATTAAACATCCTGAATTAGGTAAAATTGTAGATATCAGTGAAGATGCTCAAAAAAAAACCAACGTATCAGACGCAGATTTAAAAATATATCCTGCGAATGGTTATGGTGATATTGGTGCGTTACGTAAATTAATATTAGAGGAAAAGCCTGATGCAATTTTACATTTTACTGATCCTCATTATTGGCAGTGGTTATACGATAATGAAAGTGAAATAAGACAACACGTTCCAATATTATATTATCACGTTTGGGATAATTTACCTGACCCAATTTACAATAGAGATTATTATGAAAGTTGTGATTGGATTGGTTGTATATCAAAACAAACTTATGGAATAGTTAACAGAGTTGGTTCTTTGACAACACACAGTACTTATAATCCTTTAAATAGAAATCAAGTATCATATGTTCCTCACGGTGTGAATGAAAACACATTTAAACCATTGGAAGGGGTAGATGAAGATACACTAAGTTTGATTCACGGCAATAAAAAATATGAGTTTGTTTTATTCTATAACAATAGAAACATAAGAAGAAAACAAACATCAGATGTGATATATTCCTATAAAATGTTTTGTGACATGTTACCTAAAGAGGAGTCAGAAAAATGTTTATTGTTTATGCACACATCATCCGTGGATTCCAACGGAACAGATTTACCTGCAGTTATTGATGTACTATGTGAAGAATATGATGTGAAGATAACAGATAAAAAGTTTGATCAAGAAAAATTAAATCAAATATATAATTCCGTGGATTGTACAATCAACATTGCAAGTAACGAAGGATTTGGTTTAACTACATTAGAAAGTTTAATGTCGGGAACACCAATTATTGTCAATGTTACCGGTGGATTACAGGATCAATGTGGTTTTAATTTCACAGAGGATGATTTTATTTCATTAGGTTCGTTGCATAATAAGAGTGAGAGGTCACAAACAAAACATGGTGAGTGGGTGGTTCCTGTGTGGTCATCATCCAATACATTAAACGGTTCACCAGCAACACCATATATTTTTGATGATAAGATTAATAATCAAGATGTTGCGGAATCTATTTTTAAAATGTATAAGAAAGGTAAAGAAGAAAGAAATAGAATTGGTTTACTTGGTAGGGAGTTCTCAATAGAAAACTTCTCGAGTAAAGTAATGTCAGATAAATTAATTGAGGGTATTGAAATGACTCTTGAAAATTGGAAACCGAAAAAGAGATTTAATTTATATAAAATTGTATGAGTAAACCCACATTATTATTTAGAGGACCGGTAGAAACAAGAAGTGGATACGGTGCACACGCGAGAGATTTACTCCATTCATTATATGAAATGGATTTATTTGATATAAAAGTTGATAGTTGTGCTTGGGGTCACACACCAAGAACTGCTTTAGAAATTGGAAATAAATTTCATAATTGGATAAGAAAAACAATTGTAAAAAACATTTCACAGGTGCCGGATTTATATGTACAAGTTACCGTACCAAATGAATTTCAAAGACTTGGTAAATTTAATATAGGAATCACCGCGGGTATTGAAACCACTGTGGCACCAAAGAATTGGGTGGATGGTTGTAACTTGATGGATTTGGTAATCACAACATCAAAATTTTCTAAAGATGTTCTATTACAAACCGTTTACAATGAGACGGAAAAGTTAACAGGAAAATTAGTTGGTCAACATAGAATAACAAAACCAATCGAAGTTCTATTCGAGGGTGTCGATACAAAGGTGTTTAACAATCAAGGGAATGAATTTGATTTGAATATTAAAGAAGATTTTGTATACCTATTTGTTGGTCATTGGTTAAAAGGTAATTTAGGTCAAGATAGAAAAGATGTTGGTATGTTGATTAGATGTTTTATGGAGTCTTTTAATGGACAAGAAAACAAACCAGGATTAATTCTAAAAACATCTCACGCAACATTTTCAGTAAAAGAAAGAGAGGTATTAAGAAAAAAAATACAAGATATATGTTCAGGATTTAGTGATCCACCGTCAATATATCTTTTGTTTGGTGAATTGACAGAAGATGAGATGAACTCACTCTATAATCACCCGAAAGTAAAATCAATGGTTTCAATTACTAAGGGTGAGGGATTTGGTAGACCTTTATTAGAATTTTCTATGACCGGTAAACCAATTATTGCTTCAAATTGGTCGGGACATAAAGATTTCTTACCAATGGACAAAGCAATTATGATTGGTGGTAAATTAGTTGAGGTTGATGATAGTGTTGTTGATGATTTTATTATCAAAGGTTCAAAATGGTTCAAGGCCAACTATAATGAATTTATTGAAGTATTAAGAGTAGTGATGAAGGATTATGATAATTTCAAAAATAATTCAGAAGAACTCAGAAAAATAAATTCGGAAAACCTTAGTTTATCAAAAATGACTGATAAATTTAAACAAATCATAACACCACATATTAATAATCAACCTAAGGAACATAAATTGGTTTTACCCAAATTAACAAAAGTAAAATAATGAGTTTTAAATTATTAAGAGGAGAAGAAACTCCAACATTAACGTTATCTCCAACTTTTTATCAACCGAGAAGATTAAATAATGTCGAGTTTTGTTTTCAGTTTGGTGATTGTGAACCCGTAAGTTTTGGTACTGGACCAAATGATTTACACATACACATAACCCCAACTGAAAATGGTATTATAACTTTTACAGATAATGATGGAAAAACATTTAAAATTTTTGCGAGAGAGATACAATGAAAATAAGTTTTGCTATTACAGTATGTAATGAATTAACAGAGATTAAAACCCTATTACCATTCATTCTTGATAATAAAAGAGAATGTGATGAGGTAGTGGTTTTATATGATGAAAAAAACGGAAACGAAGATGTGATATCGTTTCTGAATGATTTTGATAATGGTTCATCAGTAAAAATCCATAGTGATTTATTTGATGATGATTTTGCATCATGGAAAAATAAATTAAATTCTTATTGTAATGGTGATTATATTTTTCAATTAGACGCAGATGAAATTATTAGTGAACATTTAATAAAAAACTTAAGTGATATCATTTCACTAAACACTGAAGTAGATTTATTTTATGTTCCGAGAAAAAATATCGTCAACGGAATCACGGAAGAACACATAAAAAAATGGAGATGGAGGGTAAACGAAAGTGGTTGGGTTAATTTTCCAGACTATCAAGGTAGAATATATAAGAAAGGTCTTCATTGGTATGGTAAGGTACACGAAAGAATTACTAGCGGTAGGATTTATTCGTTACTTCCACCTGAAGATGAAAAATTTTTTATTACACATATTAAAACAATAAATAAACAAGAAAAACAAAACAACTATTATAGTTCTTTATGAAAATATTAATTACTGGAGTTGCGGGACTTTTAGGTTCAAGGTTGGCGGATTATATAATTGAAAATTATCCAGAAGTAAAGGTTGTGGGGATGGATGATTTAAGTGGTGGTTATAAGGAAAACGTACACCCAAAAGTAGAATTTTGGCAAATGAATTTGGTTACCCACCCAATTGAGAATTGTTTTGAGGTTCATAAATTTGATTATGTATATCACTTCGCAGCTTACGCCGCGGAGGGGTTAAGTCCGTTTATAAGAAGTTATAATTATCAAAATAACTTAGTTTCAACATCGAGAATAGTAAATGAGTGTATTAAAAATGATGTAAAAAGATTAGTATTCACCTCAACTATGGCCGTTTATGGTCACGGTAGTGGAGAAATCTTTGATGAGGCCCAAATACCAAACCCTATTGATCCTTATGGTATTGCCAAATACGCTTGTGAAATGGATATCAAAGTTGCGGGTGAACAACATGGATTGGACTGGTGTATCATTCGTCCACATAATGTTTATGGTATTAAACAAAACATATGGGACAAGTACAGAAATGTTTTGGGTATTTGGATGTATCAACACATGTGTGGTGAAGCAATGACAATATTTGGTGATGGGGAACAAAAAAGAGCGTTCAGTTATATTGACGATTGTTTAGAGGGTATTTGGAAAGCATCACAAGAACCCGTATGTTCAAAAGAAATAATCAACTTAGGTGGTACTAAACATTTTACAATTAACGAAGCCAATAATATACTACGTGAAGTAATTCGTGACGGTGAAACAGTGTACAAAGAACAAAGACATGAAGTAAAAACCGCAATACCAACTTGGTCAAAGTCTGTCAGACTCTTGGGTTATGAGGATAAAACATCGTTATATGACGGACTTAAGGTGATGTGGGAATGGGTACAGAAACAACCAAAAAGAGATAGATTCGTGTGGGGCAAATACGAACTTGATAAGGGAATATATAGTTTTTGGAAATAATATGAGTGAAATAGAATTTATTATACCGACATATCAAAGAACAGATCATTTAATGTGTATTATGTGTTCAATAAAATCACAAACATCAAGTAGATGGAAAATACATGTGATTGCTGATTGCCCTCCTGAAGGTACATTAGATAAAGTAATTGATTATTTTAAAGGTGATAATAGAATTAAATTTACAATATTACCTCAAAGGTATAATGATTGGGGGCACACCCCAAGGAATTATGGATTAGATGAAGCAACTGAAGATTGGGTTGTTATGACAGGTGAAGACAATTATTATGCGCCGACCTTTGTTGAAGAAATGTTGTTACAAGCAACACCAAACGTACATTTTGTTTATTGTAATATGATTCATAATTGGTTACGTTCGGACTACATTGCAATGTCTTGTGAACCGAAATGGGGTAAAATTGACATGGGTAATTTTATATGCAGAAGAGAATATGCTAAAGAAATTAAATTAGATGTTACTATGATACAAGCCGATGGTAAATTTGTTGATGAATACATTAGAAAGTACCCAACAAAAACCGCCAAAAAAGTAGATAAGTTTTTATACGTTCACAATTAAATATATGAATAAATTAATATTATCAACAGGTTCAGATTTTAATTACTTAAATAGAATAGTACCTTATTTAAATTCTATTAGTCAAAATTCAAACTTTGATAAAAATATTTTAATTTTTGTTGAGGATAATCAACATATTAATAATGGTTTAAATAGACTAGAAATAAATAAAATTAACATAAAAGACATTCAGTGTTTGAATTCTAATAAATGTATACAACATGGTGATTTTTTAAATTCAATTGAGTTTGATAAATCGACAGATGAATCAGACGTGATTTTTTTTACCGACGGTGACATAATACTACAAAGAGGTCTAACAGAGGATGAGATTAATTTCTATAAAAATTTTAAAGATGGTGACGTATCAGTTGGATACAACTCATCTCCAACCGATACTTTATTTGATGAATCAAACAGGTTAGGTAGAACAGGATTTATTTCCTCTGAAATTAGAACAGATGGTTGGGATAAGATTAAAATTTATAATACCGGTGTTCTTTGTATGAATAAGAAAACTTGGAGAGAATTATTGAAAAGATATGTTAGATTATTTTCACAAATAGATAAAATGTTTTATCACTACGCAAAACAACAGTGGTTAATATCGTATATTATCGGCACAGATACAAATTTTAATGTTATTGAGATGCCATATGAAATACATAATCATAGACATTATCCAAGTCCTCAAGGTACACACCAAGATAAAGACGGGATGGTTTATTTTAACGATAAAAAAGTTTTATTTAAACACAAATGGTAGAATTATTTAGAAAAATAATTGAACTTTAATATGTATGATTATTTAATAGTTGGTTCAGGATTTTTTGGTTCAATATGTGCATATGAACTAACCAAATCGGGAAAGAAAGTTTTGGTTATTGATTCTCGTAATCATATCGGAGGTAATTGTTACACAGAAAACAGAGACGGTATAAACCTACAAGTATATGGTGCACACATCTTCCATACATCAAACAAAGAAGTGTGGGATTGGATCAATCAATTTGCTGAGTTCAATACTTACCGACATCATGTTTTGGCAAAATATGATGAAGAAATATATTCTTTACCATTTAGTATGTTCACCTTCAATAAATTGTGGGGAGTGAATTATCCACAAGAGGCTCAAGAGATTATCAAAGAACAATCATCCAAGATTGATGAACCGACAAACTTAGAAGAACAATCAATAAAACTAGTCGGTAAAGATGTATATGAAAAACTCATCAAAGGTTATACTCACAAACAATGGATGAAAGACCCAAAAGAATTACCAAAGGAAATCATTAAGAGATTACCAGTTCGTTTCATATGGGATAACAATTACTTTTTTGACAAGTATCAAGGAATACCAATTGGTGGATATACACAAATATTTGAGAGGTTGTTAGAAGGTATTGATGTTCAACTGAACACAGATTACTTTAACAGTAATTTACCTCCTCATAATAAACTAATCTTCACTGGTCCGATTGATAAATTCTTTGGTTACAAGTATGGTAAGTTAGAATACAAGACGGTTAGATTTGAACATAAACATTTAAATCAATCAAACTATCAAGGTGTTCCTGTAATGAATTATACAAATTATAATATTCCATATACAAGAATAATCGAACATAAACACTTTGAGGGTGTTGATACGAATACAACATGGATTACTCACGAATATCCAACAGAATATGTTGCAGATGTTACTGATCCATACTATCCCGTTAATGATATGGAAAATAATAAAATGTTTTCCAAATATAAAGAAGAGGCCGAGAAAGTAAAGGAATGTGTATTATTTGGTGGTCGTTTGGGCGAATACAAATACTACGATATGCATCAAGTTGTTGAATCAGCACTTAAATTTGTAAAAGAAAAATTATAAAATGGATATAACATTTGTATTGGCGGTATACAATAAATTAGACTTAACTAAATCATGTTATGATAGAGTTCGAAACTTATATCCCGAAGTACCGTTGGTTATAAGTAGTGGTGGTTCTACCGATGGTACTAAAGAGTGGTTAGAAGAAATATCAAATACCGATGATTATATAACAATATTTCACGACGACCAAAGACTTACTTTTTCAGACACATATAATACAGGTATTAAATTAGTTGACACCGAAAAACTAGTTTTAATACACAATGATATGATTATTGGTGAAGGTTTTTTAGAATCAATAGAAAGACTCTCAACACCTGATACATTGTTATCATACACAACTATTGAGCCCCCAATATTCAGAGGACATCAAAGACCCGGTAAAGTTATATTAGACTTTGGAAGTGGTTTTGATAATTTTGACTATGACGGATTTAATCGTTATGTTTCTGAAAATAATAAAATCGACCACGTATACGATGGTGCGGTTTTCTTTATGTCAGGTTACAAGGAAATGTTTGTTGACGTTGGGGGTTTTGATGGTTTTAGTTTTGTACCTGCATTTTGTGAAGACGACGATTTTTTAATTCGTACCAAACTAAAAGGGTATAAACTTAAAACATGTACTTCTGCAATAACATATCATTTTGTTTCTCAGACATCAAGATTTAGTGAAGAATATAAAAATGACAGACATAGAATTGAAGTTTCTTCGAATAGAAATTTCGTTAGAAAATGGGGAATACCAATTAATGCATTCAATGAATTAAGATACTGGGAGGACGAAATTTTTTCTTTTAAATCATTTACAATTGGTTTAATAACAAGAAATAAAAATCGTCTATTTGAGGTTGAGCCTTTTTTTGATAAAATAGATTTGGGGGATATTCCATTTGATTATGTGGAAAATGAACAAAAAAATACAAGATATGATTTAAGAAGTAAATTTACTCTTACAGATACGGTAGATGTTATTATAATAGAAGTAGAACCTTTTACAAATGAAGACATAATAAATCTTCAGAAGCTTAGACTTTCTATTCCCTATTATGAACCTGGTGAATATCATATCGGAAACATGTTAATAGAAATAAAAAAGGGACTCAATTGAATCCCTTTTCTTTTTATTTATTTTTTAATTCGTCTATTTGTTTTTGTTGTTCTTTAACACATTCGATAAGAAGTGCAACTAACCTTTCGTATTTAACAGCTTTGAATCCGTTTTCTCTTGTTGTAACAATTTCAGGTAAGATTGATTCAATCTCTTGTGCAATAACCCCGATATCATGTCCTTCATTCTCATGTATTCCTTCCATTGGAATCCAATCATATTCATAACCACCAATTTGATTTAATTTTTCTAAAGGATTAGAAATTGGTGTTACATTTTCTTTAAGTCTTGAGTCGGAACCATAGAACGCGATTACATCATTTGTTGCTCTGATTAAACCTGTCGTTGATGGTGCGGCGGTGCCAACACCTAAAGCGTTGAATTGAACATTCGAGTTGGTCGCCACAGCTTGTCCAATTGAAATTGTTACTGCCCCTGTTGCAGCACTTACACTAATACCCGTTCCTGCAACCGCCGATGTCACACCTGCGTTATTTAATGTTACCGATGACCCTAATGCAACTGATCCTCCACCACTCATACCTGTACCAGCCGTAACTGTTAAAGATGAGTTAGCTAATTTACTGTTTGTTACAGATGCATCAACTAATTGAGAAGCGTTGATGGTTTTATTTGTTAAAGTTTGTGATGTGGTTCTTAAAACAATATCATCCTCAGAACCTAAAGGACCCGCAATCCACTTATCATTTGTTGTATCCCAAAGGAAAGAACCCGATGTTAAAGTTGATGCTGTAGCATCTCTTACAACTAAACCGGCATTTGTTGCTCCAGAACCATTCAATTGAATGATATTATCTGCGATATTAACAGTTGTTGAGTTTACAGTGGTTTGTGTACCTGAAACCACTAGATTACCACCAATTGTTACCGTCGTACCGTCATCTGTAATTGAAGAGTTACCTACAGTTGTTGATGAAGTAAATTTAACTATTGTGTTATTAGTTCCAGATGTTGTAATTGATGTACCAGAACTTCCTGATGTTCCACTACTTCCACTAGAACCTGAACTACCCGAGCTTCCTGAAGAACCACTTGAACCTGAACTACCTGATGTTCCACTACTTCCACTTGAACCAGATGTTCCACTACTTCCACTAGAACCTGAACTACCCGAGCTTCCTGAAGAACCACTAGAACCTGAACTACCTGATGTTCCACTACTTCCACTAGAACCTGAACTACCTGATGTTCCACTACTTCCACTAGAACCTGAACTACCTGATGTTCCACTACTTCCACTAGAACCCGAACTTCCTGATGTTCCACTACTTCCTGAAGAACCACTAGAACCTGATGTTCCTGAAGAACCACTAGAACCTGAAGAACCACTAGAACCTGATGTCCCGCTACTTCCTGAAGATCCAGATGTACCTGAAGAACCACTACTTCCTGAACTACCTGAACTACCTGAACTACCTGAAGTACCAGATGAACCGCTAGAACCACTTGAACCCGATGTTCCACTACTTCCTGAACTACCTGAAGTACCAGATGAACCTGATGAACCTGAACTTCCAGAACTTCCCGAACTACCTGAAGTACCAGATGAACCGGAACTACCTGAAGTGCCAGATGAACCGGAAGACCCAGATGTTCCACTCGTTCCAGATGTACCAGCGGCACTTAACCATGTGTTTCCATTATATCTATAAATGTTAGTATCTGTTGTATTATAAAATAATTGACCAGTAATAGATCCCAAAGCCTCACCCGTTGTAGATGCGGTCGGAATTACCATTGATCCCGTTACTCTAAGTGAACCTGTAAATTGATGTACATCCGCTTGATCATTACCAAATGCGGTAGAACCACTTGCGAATTGAACGGTCATATTAGTTACTGATGAACTAACAATATATTGTTGTGCTGTTAAGTTTCCTAAAACAGTTAAATTATTACTTATTGTTTGACTTCCTGTTAAAGATAATGTCGTACCATCAAATCTTAAATTAGACTCAACTGTTGCGTTTGGTGATGAACCATTTAATGTAATTATACCATTATCGGTTTCGCCAACCATAGTAACCGTACCTGAACTACCACTGGAACCTGACGATCCTGAAGTACCTGAAGTTCCTGAAGAACCAGATGAGCCCGATGAGCCACTAGAACCTGATGTACCAGAAGAACCTGAAGAACCTGAACTTCCTGATGAACCAGATGAACCCGAAGTACCAGATGTTCCTGATGTACCTGAAGTTCCTGAACTTCCACTTGACCCACTAGAACCTGATGTACCAGATGAGCCCGATGAGCCACTAGAACCTGATGTACCAGAAGAACCTGAAGTTCCAGATGAACCACTTGAACCTGAACTACCTGATGAACCCGAACTTCCTGAAGTACCACTTGTTCCCGATGTTGCCGCGGTATATGATGTTCCGTTTATAAATAAACTACCAGTAACGGCCAAAGATCCATCGATTTGTTGGTCACCAACAAAATCATTACTGCCGGTAATTGCGAATTCTAATGAATCCTTACCGTCTAATAGTTGTGAATTTAACGCTACTGAAGCGGTTTGTGCGTAAGATGAACTTATAGCGTTTGAGGTGGTACCACTGATTGTCGCGTTAATCGTACCTAATACTGTAAGGTCACCCTGAATGTGACCTGAACCTGAAACTGATAATGATCCGGTTATGTGTGGTTCAAATACTTTCATTTAGATAAATTATTTTATATCTTATAAATACTTGGTATTCGTATTCAAGTATTAAATATTTGAAACTTTAGAATAATTTTTCTATTTTACCAATAACTTCCTCGGGTGTAATCTCTTTTGAACACTCAAATTGTCTATCCGTGTTCTCGTGTATTGGGCACCAATTCCAATTACCAGCATCGAATTTATGTGTCTGCCAACAACTATTACAGACATTTTTGTTGATTATCCTATTGATATTTTCAAATGGTTCTAAATACACATCAGTAAATCCAGATATTAAAACCACTGGTATACCGGAAGACCAAGCTAGCCAACTCAAACCACTACTAATCCCTATAAAAAAATGTGATTCCTGTAGAACTTTCAAGACTTCCTTAGTTGAACTTGGTGGTTGTGTCTTTATTCCTTTGGGGTGTTTATTTCCCATATATCCATCCTCTTCTCTTGACAATAATCTCACTTCATATCCCTTAGATTTAATAAAGTCAACAACCTTTTGCCAACCTTCAGGATTATTCCAATACTTACATTGTGCCGTGGAATGAATAGCAATACAAACCCTTTTCTTTTTATGTCCACCTAATTTTGGGACATTTGGTATAATTTCTTTATAATCTAAACCTAATATATCCGACGCAATTTTTTGTAGTGGTTCTTGAAGTGGGTTATATGGATGTCTTTCATAATCAACTTGATTTCCATTATAAAATAAACCAAGTCTATACATACCATATATATTATTAACTTGTGAGCCTGGATTTACAAATTCTATTTCGGGATATTCCTTTTCAAACAACTCATTATGAAAAGTAGAACAAACTACTTTACAGTCTCTTTGTTTCCTAAATTCTTCGACATAAGGAATAAATGCTAAAGTATCACCTAACGATTTACTTTCAAAAGAAATGTAAAACCTATTGTTTTTTGGGTTAAATTCATGGTATCCATTGTAGTCATTATCAATACCTATAATTCTAATCCCCCAATCTATATAATATTTAAAGGAGGGTTTGCACCATTGATTACTACTTAATATTGTTTGGTAAACTACATTCCCATTTTTTTTATTTATAAATTGAACATTGTATTTGTATGGTAAATCATCTAATATTTCAACAAATGGTCCGTCAACAAAGTGGATATTAAACCTTCTATTTGATTGTTTATTTTTCCACTCTAAAATATTTTTTCTTCTAAAATCATATAAATCTTCATTAAGTCGTTGGGTGAATATTTCTATTCCTTGATAAAAAACTCTAACAGTTTCATTTTTTATGTAATCACCTAATAACTCTAAATGATATTCTCCCTTTTTAACGGTATAAAAAAACCTTTTATTACCATAGTTCACTTCACATAAGTAATCCTTATCTGCCGGTTTTTCTGAGAATCCAGATATAAAATGAATATATAAATTATTATTATCTACCGCAAGATATGTTTGAAATATTGCACCATTCTTTAGAATACCATTTCTATTCCAAGCAGCATATATATTGAGTTCATTATCGTTAGGGATATACTTACTAACAAAAACATTATTTGTAATAGTTTTTAAGGTTTGATAAAAAACCCTTTCTAATTGCCAACCATTTGGTTTATTTTTAAAATATTCCTCCTTTGTGTTAATCTTATTTATTAATGAAAGGGCGATATCGGTTCTAATTGAGAAAATGTATGTTGATGAATATGGTTGTGGTTCATTTGTGGATCCCTTCATATATTCATATACAACAGCATCATGGCTTCTAATGTATTCCATAAAAGACTGACGATATTGTGTCTCATCGGGTAAGTTATCATATTCCAAAAAATGAATATATTTCTTACCTAATTGTTTGGCTAAGTTGAATGCGTTTTTCATAGTTAACCATATCGCATAATCATGATGAAAATCGACTTTATTGAATACCTTATAGTCATTCATTATTGTCCATCTATCACTAACAACTTCATATTCTCTAAAATCTTTTTCTAATAGGATGTCATTGTTACTATCATATATGAAATAATCAACCTGTTTTTGAATCCTTGGTTTCACGGGGTAATGTCCACATAATATTATTGGGACATTGAAAATTTTTAATCTATCAATTAATTTTAGTAAGGTTTTTTCTTTTTCTTCAGTGTCTAACCAACAGTCAACAATAAAAATATCTTCATTAAAAGTGTACGCCATTATCTCTTTGTTATAATAATAATTCCATTTAGGAAGTTTATTGATTCAACATCCACCAAACAACCTGGTTGAGTTCTTTTTGATAAATCAATTAACCAATCTTCTCTTCTACCGTGTACATTTGGCACATCAAAATTCATTAATCCTCTAAAGTTGACATCATCAACTAAAGATTTAAAAACCTCAACACTTGTTGTTGGTTTTAAGTAACCTCCTTCATAATCTTCCCAATACGCCGTTCCACAGTCCTCTATAATGTAAACACCACCCGACTTTAAACTTGTCCATAGATACTGAAAAGAGTACACGACATGTGAATTTAAATGTGAACCATCGTCTAATATCATATCAAATGGTCCGTACTCATTTCTAATTTTAGTTAAAAATTCACCATCAGCCTGTGAACCAATCTCAACTTTAATTCTTTCTTCTTCATATTGTTTACATTCAGGAGTAATGTCAATACCTAAAATATTGGAACGATAAAAATACTCTTTCCATGTCTTTAATGATTTACCCTTTAAGATACCAATCTCTAAAATGTTTAAGTTATCGTACCTGTTGAATGGTAAATATTTTTCGTACTTCACACAGTAATTGTGAATGTCAGAACTCTTGTCTGTTCCATACGATTGTGCTATTTTGTTTAATGTACTCATCTTATAAAATATATCATTTGTAATGCATTATTTGAACCCATAAACATAAGGTAGGAATTAAATCCAAGAATAACCATTCTGTTTATAAGTTTCTGTCTTAGTTCTTCATCATAATTGAAATGTGAGTGGTGATATTCCATAGAGATTGTTTTTACCTTCATCAAGTTTTCATCACTGATTCCTGATAGAGCATAGTGTTCAGCACCCTCGATATCAACCTTTAAAAAATCAATTCTATCAATTATTCCTGTGTCAAATAGATAATCTAATGTGTAAGTTCGTACTTTATATGATTCGGAATTCTCTTGTGTTCCAAATAAATTAGATCCACCTAAATGAACACTTTCATATAAATTCATTTCCCCAACTTGATTACTCATCGCAGCGTTAAATAAAATTGAATTTGGACCCACATTTAATGATAGTAGTTTGAAGTATCTTTTATCGGGTTCAAAAGAAATAACTTTACCTGCACCTTCACTATGAGCCCATCTATTGAATACTCCGATGTTACCTCCTAAATCTACAACGATGTCACCTTCGTGTATTGTCTTTTCTCTATTTTTATAATAGTCTCTTAAGTTGTATATTTCATGAAAGATAGCAGGTGCCCAACCAAATTTTTCAGCGACTTGCATTGTGCTACCCTCATATTCAAATAGATTTTCAAAATTTTCCAACTTATAAACATCAGTATAAAAACACTTTGATTTATAAAATGAATTATCTCTTTTCATTTTAATATACTCAATCATTTTATCTGATATTTCTGCGTTCTTGTTGCCGTGAAAATAAATGATGTCAGATTTATCTTTTGGAATATATTGATACCCAAAAATTCTATTAAAGTTTTGTGGTCCATCTTCATTCCAAAATTTATAAAACTGATGTAGAGTTCTATCTATAAATCCTTCATCACCATCATATGATGAAGTATCGAAGTTTGATAATGGTAAATGATTAGTGTACCCATACTTCCATCTCATTGCATTATCAATACCCTCGTCGTTCCATAGATATAGTCTTTTATAATCGTTAGGATTTTCTTTCATTATTGTTTCATAATGATTAATTATCTCTTCAAACCATGTTTTAGAACTATCGTTATAAATGTAGAAACAAACGTGGGCATAAGGATTACCTTTACTTATTCCCCATTCGTTACTTAATTGTTCATTGAACAATTGTGATTTTTTACCATTATCGTACATACCAAAAAATTCTTCCTGTACATGTATATCAGACAATGGATATCTACCAACTTTATTAAAATATTTTCTAACTGTATCTATATTATGGTTTACAACAACATCACCATCAATCCATATCAGATGTTCGAAACCTTCATTTAAAGATTCGATACAAGCATGTTGTTTCCAATACCACTTATCGTGTTCAGAAATTTTGGGTGGATTAATTGTTCTTTTAATAACATTTGGGTAATTAAATGGAACTTCACAATGAACACCATATACTATAATTTTTTGTTCGGAAAATTCTATTAACGATTGTACTAATTTTTCGATAACGGGCATATATCCAAGATTACCTGTTGTAACAAACGCAAAAGGTTTTTTATTCCTCATTAATATTTCGGACGCATCTTTCGCAATCTTATTCCAATTAAAGTTTTTATGAATTTCTTTAGAATCGGATACCGCATTAACCCACATCGCTGTGTTATAGTCATATGCATTTCTCATCTTTACTTTTAAGTCATCCCAATCTGGTTCACAATACTCGCCAGGCCATTCTTTGTGTTCGATATTTGCGGGTCTCATTCCTTTTATTGCCACAGGAACACCTTTATCTTTTGCAAATTGTAATTGTCCACCCCAATCAGAATATATAGAAGGGGTACCACACGCCATCGCTTCAATCAATGGTAGATTCCACCCTTCACTTCTTGCACAAGAAACAAATACGTGTGCCGTTTGTAAATATTTTACATACTCTTCTCGAGATGGGAAGTTTAAAAATTTAATATTTTTTGTGTCAATACCGTAATGTTTAACTCTTTCTTCAGTAGAATTTAATCCATCGTAAGGATATGGATTTTCTACAGATGCAAGTAACTCAACATCATTTGTATCTTTAAATTCTTCTGAGAAAGCTTTTAATATTTCTGTGGTCCCTTTTCTATAATCCCATCTTCCAAAATGTACAAATCTAATTTTCTCTCTTTTTGGGAATTTTTTAATTGGTTTAAAAGTATTAATATCAACACCTTCGGGAACAATGAATATTTTTTCGGATGGATAACCCTGTTCAACTAAACAATCAAACTGCCATTGCGTTGGTACCCATATTTCATCAAAATAAAAAAGTCTTTTGAAAAATTCATCGGGGTATCTGGTTGATTCCCATACATTATATGCAATTTTATAACCTTCATATTCCTCATAGAAATAGTGGTTATTAGTTTCCATCAAAACGATATGAACGTCAGGTACAAAATCACCTTTGTAATTGTACATTGGTTCGTCTATCCTACCATTACCATCCGCCTTGTGTAGTGTTTGTAGGATTAACATATCACCAATTTCTTTGGTGAAATAGGATTCACCATCATGTGGACGATTGTTCATACCCTTCCAACTGTTACCAATTGTTAGGTTTCTGATTTTGACTGTGTGATATTTGTTTAACGCACAAAAAAATGAACGTGCGTGATTGGCATATCCTGTTGTACCAATAAAAGGTGCGTGTCCAAGTATTTTCATTACTTAAAATATAATGAAAATGTCTTTAAAAATCAAACTAAATTAGGGTTTTTTCTATTGGTAAAAACTCGTGTAAATTGTGAAATACGAATGGATCAGTTGCAACTTTTTTAAACTCTCTTAAAAAATAGTTGTGTTCAGGATGTTTCGGGTCCCAAATTTTTAATTTTTCAAACTGTTCAGGTGTGAAGGTTCCCCAATTATTTATTTTACCATAGAAAACCTTTGTTTTCGTTCCAAATATCTCTTTCATTTTATTAAGAAAGGGCCCCATTTCTCTATAGTTAGACTTTTGGACTACAAATGATGTTTTTACTTTTCTCATACTTTTGATGGTAGCAATGAATTTAAGGTTAGATATAAGAATATCCCAATTACCTCCCAATCTTGTAACCATTTCATATGTTTTCCTTGTTCCCGCATCAATACTAATTTCACAGCTCTTAACATATTTGTGTATGTTCGGCATAGAATCCCACATTTCCTTATTCCAAAGACTGGCGTTGGTGTGAAGATGTATTGAATTAAGTTTTGGATATTTCTTTGGGTCGAAGTTCCTAAGGTAATTTCTGTAAGATACAGATGCAAATGGATCCGCAGTACCCGAACAATAAATCATTTCAATTGAATCCGAAAATGTTTCTTCCATTTCTTCAATTGTAGTGTTTATTCTTTTAATTGACGATGAATTAGCAACAATCATATCTACCCTACAGGAAGGACATTTATAGTTACAAGTTCTGTCAAAAGACATTTGTAAAATTGTTGGTCCATAATCAATCTTTGTTTTTTTCTCGAGTACGTTATCTTTTATATAATCAGGTAAATCTTGAATTCTTTTTATTGGTCCAAAAATATCCATATTATAGTTCAAAAGTTGTGATAAAAATGGACATTGTTTTTTATCACAAAACCTATAAGATCCGTCCATAACAGACTCCCTTATTTCCATAGCCTCAGTACTATTCCATAATTCTTTTAATGGTACGTTTCTTGGTAGTTCCTTTTTTAACCAACTCGCACAACACATAAAGTTTCGAGTTTCATGTATTTCTAATGCTTGAAATGGAACAGTACAAACGTAGTCTTTCAAATCTATAATCATATTAATCCGCTAATTTTTTGATTTATTCTAACCTTTTTATATGGTGAGTTAATCCATTCATCAATACATGTTTGATTGTGTGATATTTTTAAATACTCTAATAACTTGTCTAATGTTGGTCTATCTTTTCTAATAAATAGATTTTCATATGTAACCAAAGGATAACCCCTTTTTGACATATTTTTTAAAAATTCTGACTCATTCTCTAAGTGTTGGGATATCCCAAAAATTTCCTCTTCGTCCTCTTTTTTCAAATCATAAAATTTTTGTTTATGCCAAAGTGGGGATATGGTTCTATTTTTTGATAATTTTAAATGATAGAATAGACTTTCAGCTTGTTTTCTTTTGTCTTCTCTCTCTAATATTATAATTTTATCAAAATACGAATACACCCACACTAAATAATCTTCAAAACATTCAAATGATTCGTATGGGTAATTATCCCTATCTATAAAGGTTTTGACTAAAACATCATTCGTATTAATAAATTCTTCTATAGTTTTAGGTTTACTCTCTTTATCAATATTGAGGTAATTAAATGGTTCAAAAAAAAGTTTATGGTTCTTTTTTTCTTTTGTTAATAAACAATTAATGAGATAAAATAAGGATGTTGATCCACTCCTACCATTGCAAAAAATCACAATTCTCATAATAATTTTTTATTGGTGTCTGATTTATAATATTTAAAATCAGTATTAGTTATCCAAATATTAAGAGCACATCTGATACCTTCATTAACCGGCATTACACCATGATAAATTTTACTACCATCAAATGAAATACATTCACCAATTTCTAATTTATACTTTTCACATTCCTTAATATTTTTTGGTTTTTCTGAAAGTACAAATCTCCCATCAGAAAAGTTTTTTGATAATACTATGACCGTTGTTAATTGAGAAGTCGAATCTAAATGTAGGTCTAACCACCTTCCGTCGTAATATTTGGTAAGGCTTATGTTAGAGTCTTTAATATGAAAATTGTTTAAATCAAACCATAATTTAAACTCTCCTGAAATGTATTTTTCTTTTAATTTACTTATGATTTTTTCTTTAAATTCGTCAACATAAACTCTCTTACAATCCCATGTTTCGGATGAATGATATGAGAATTGTGTTCCATTTTCTTCACAAAATTTAATTATATCATCACATTCCGACTCATCAAAAAATTTATTTACTGAAAAATTCATATTATTCGTTTATTTATGTCTTTAGTAATATAATTTAATATATTTTTCTCTAAAATCCAATGGTATAATTCTTTTGCAATTAATTGATAACCAAATTTATTTGGATGTTTTCCACCATAATGATTATCATCCCATAATTTTTTGTCTTCCCATACCTCTTTTTTATTTGTTTCACATAAATGGTCTTTAAATGTTTTATTTGAAAAATTCCAATAATGATTTTTATTAATGTAATCGGTTTTATCTATTTCTTTCAAAATATTCTTCTTTATCATAGTATCAAATGCATCACAAAAAACATATCTAACACCAATTCTATCGAACATAAACTGAAGATACAGAATATAATTTTGATTTATAATATTATAATACTGATCAGAAAAGAGATTTTCTAAAAAGAATTCTTTGTAATCTTTTTTTAGATTTATATTTATGTGTGAGTCAGTATTATTTAATTTGGTTGTATTTACGATGAATTGGTAAACGTGTTTTTTATTTAAGTATCTTTCCCCCCAAAAATGCCAAGGATTATCATCAGGAAAAAATGGTAAAGAATCTCTTAGAGATGAAGACCACATAATAACAACTAAATCATTTTTAGAAAAAGTTTGATTATGTATTGAATGGGAAACCACATCAAATATTGTTTTATTTGATGATGCGCCCATTCCGAAATTACAAAACTCTATTTCCAATAAATCAGATAGATACTTCGGCCAACAAAAATTTTGTCTAATTTTAGTTCTCTCCTCAGGTGTGTTTGTTTTTCCCTCTTCAATTAAGTCACCGCCAACACCTTCAGTCCAACTATCTCCAAATGTAAACAACTTCATAATTCATTATGAAAGATGTTTTTCCTTTACCTTGTTAATAAAACTTTGAAATGCGTTAGAAACCTTTACCTTTAACTCATTTGATAAAGGTACGATAGTCGGTTTAATTGTTTGAATTGGTCTTTCTACTTTTACGTTGTTTGCCATTACTACTTATTTTTAATATTTTTTATAATTTTGGTGATGGTTGACATCCTCCACAGGTGTTATCATAACAATAGTTTCCACAGAATGACCAAGGACACCAACAACCGTTGTGCATAACAGTAAAATCACCATCACCAATATCAACTAAAAATAAATCTGATGGTTCAAAATCTAATCCGTAAATGGTCATATTTGCATGTTCCATTTGTAAATTGGTTATTTCTAATGTTGTGAGTTCTTGTGTGTTTGAATCGGTGATTACTAATTTATCACCAACATACATTTGGTTTAATTTTTCAAACTTTGTTGATAATGAACCTGATTCCTCTATATAGTACGTACATGACGGCGAATCAACCCAAGATTTACCGTCGGCGGTTGTTACTCTAATATAAATCGTATCAATTGATGCGGATGTAATTGTTTGTAAAGATGATGAAACTTGAGTAAGTGTTTGATTACTTTTTGATAAAGTACTGTCCCAACCTAATACGTCCATTTTACCCTCTTCAAAATTTGCGGCATGATTATCGTTAAAATCAATAAAGTCTATCGATCTTATATAGTCACCAATTTGAATTGTATTTACATCTTTTAATGAACCGGTATAATCTAAAATCACAGAGTCTTCATCGGTATGATAATTATTTACCGGATGTTTTTCTTTAATACCCACCTCTTTTGTTATAAATCTATGTCTACTTTTTCTATTTAATATTGTAGTTCCCTCGATAAATTCATTATTAAAGAAATTAACAGGTACAACAGTGGATTGTTTATATCCACCAAGATTTATTACATCTAGATTTGAACCATATACAATGTCGATACCTCTTATTATTGCATATTTTCCGTCCACCAAATTATCATTTGAAAAAATAAATTCTTGTATCAAATAATCCTCTGGTAAATTTGTTTTTAAATCATTTAACTGAGATGAATTCGATAAAACATGTATTTCAGGGTATAGAGATAAATCGTAATTTGGTATTCTTGATTTTATAATTGCATTAGGATTTTGAGACTGGTAGTCAACGTTAGTTAAAGTGTCTACGTTTCCGTTAGATGAGACAAAATATGTATTTGGGACGTATGTACTTCCACTCATTAATGAAAAAAATCCAAATTTATCTGCACAGTAAGTATCATCAATAAGTGCGGTCGTATCATATGACTGTCTCAAAATAAACTTGTTGGGGGCATCTTCAATAAACGGTACTGTAACAGAATTAATAGGAACAGGATATTCATTGAACGATATGTTGTTTTCCACACATTTTTCTTGTAATTTTTGTTTAAAAACAAACGGACCATTTATTGGTGTATATGACTCTAGTTCGTTATAAATAAAATGAAATTCTGTTATGTTTAAAGAATTTAATGTATTAAATAACACGTCATAATCGAGAAACGACGCCCCGTCAGAATATATCGTTGTATTTGTGTTTGTCTCTAATATCTTAACGTCTCCGTTAATTTCTAATAAATCGGTACCTAGAATTACACCTCTCATTTTTTAATTTAGTTTTACATTAATAAATATAACCAAATATAAAAACTTTCTAAATAGTTTTTTAAATTTTTATATATGTATATATCTATTTAAATTATCGTTTTATTGTTTTTATTCTCCAATTTTTCAATAAATTTTACATCCACTTCCTTCCATTTTTTTATTGGACATGAATTATAAAATTTTGAGTATACCTTTTTACTTAGTGGACAACCGCATAGTTTGCAAATTTCGGACCATCTATTGTTTTTAAATAGTTCTTTTCTATGTTCACAACCTTCACAAATATTTAATCTTTTTTGAGCCAATATCTTTTCATCAGTACTTGGATTAATATAAGTAACCCAAGCATCAAATATTTCCTTAAAATTAGGTATCATATTAGTGTTTTTTTATTTTTTGGCAAGTCATAGTAGTCATAAATACTATTATATTTATTTTTAAATTCATCATTTAACTCTAAATTAACTTTAATATCTGAACGTGAATTTACGTGTTTTAATATAAATTTTTTACCAGTTATATTTGAAACCCAGTCTTGTAATTTAGAGATTTCATCAATATTAAACCATGTTATATTTTCATCATTATTATGCCAAATAGATTTTGGTGTAATTAGTATATTAAATATATTAATAAGATAACATTCGCGATTTAATCGAGTTGTCCTTGGTGGTATCCTAACATATTTTTCTATAAAACCATTTTTTATCATATATTCATTTATAACCTTCCACCGTTTATCAATATTTGTTAAATCATTGGAATTAAAAAAGAATAATTCATCTATTGATATTTTGGATAACCAATCTGATATATTATCCCACCCGGTTCGTTTGAGGTCAAAAACGACATGCTTGTATAATGAAAAGAAAGAATCATGCCTATCCCTATTCACTGCAATTACTGGTAAGTGATTTCCAAATTTTTCTTTTAAATCCATAAGTGATTCATGCCCATGTGCTATTAAATCCATTATTTTAGATTCGTCTATATTTTTAAAATCAATTGAATCATTGTGTTCATCCCAAATGTTCAAATTTTTAACATCTAATCCACTAAGTATACATGAATAATGAAATGAAGTGGAACCACATCTAGGTAAAGAAACATATAAAAATTTATTATCTACTAACATTAAACTAAACTTTTAAATTCATTTTTAACCTTGGCCGCGAAATTAAAATTTATAATAAATCTGTCTTCGGATATTGGGTAATTTGCATGATGTGCAAACCTTCCATCAAAAACCAAACAACGTCCTTTTTTTGGTGATACTTTAGTTAACAACTCATATGAATTTAAATCAACTTTGTTAAAGTTTCCCCGATATGTTTCTGCGTTATTACCAAATTTATTATTATATATATGTGTGTCTCCTGTTGAATCGTTTATATAATAAACCACAGCTATATGTTCAGTAATTCTATCATAGTGTAATAAATCCATTGGGTTATATTCATGATTTAGTGGTTCCGTCCAATTTATTTTCCATCTATAATTTTTTACGAATTCCAAATCAAGTTTTTTACTTACTATAATTTGTATATTATCTATTAAACTTCTTATACTATCGTTTTTACAAGACATCTGAGGATGTACCTTGGCGGGGAAAAGATGAGTTTCTTTTTTTCCACCGTATTCACCGGTTATATTTTTCAAATCTTCCCACCTTATTGTTTCATCTTTAACATAATTGTAAATTACATCCTGTTCTTCTTTCGATAGTATGTCATCAAATACGTAATAATTGTGTTTCATATTTTTAAATAAAACTTTTTTCTTTTTTTATAAATTCAAAACCCACATTACCCGCCATAACTACTCTATCTATAGTTGCTTTTGGTGCATTATTTGGTGCATGTGGTATCGACCCTGGCATTATTATAAGTTCGTCTTCTTTTGGTCTTATAAAATATTCTTTATCGTTCCAACCTTTTATATATAAAACACCATCTTCATTTTCCATTACATCTGGCATTTGTATATAATAAACAAAAGTGTAATTTGGATAGAATTTTTTTTGGCTTTGGTTTATTTCAGTATGCGTATGAAATTTATCAACACCTTTTATTTCTTCATGTTTAAATTGAATTTGTATGGGATTTTTTGACCTTACTATGTTTATCCAAGCATCCGTATTTATTTTATTAAATTCTTTTTTTACATCATTTTCATAAATTTCTTTACAGGCGTTTATACCTTCTTGATGAATTAAGTCTAAATTATTTTTAATGTCAATTTTACCTATAAAATTAATGTTTTGTTTCCACTCCTCTCTGTATCCGTAACCGTCTGTTTTAACGGTATCTTTTTTCGAATCTACTACAATATAAGACTCTCTTAATATTTCACTTTTTAATTTTACTAAATCCAAAGATTTAATCCAAATATATGTTTTATCATCAAAAAATATTTTTTTCATTATATTAAACTTTTTGATATTCCTTTTTTATTTTTTTTAAATATGGTATTATAATTCTGTACAAAAAATGTCAACTCATTCTCTTTCCAATCATATAGTTCAAATGCACTTATTAAATCGGTATCATTTGTAACCGAAATTTTATTTGTTTCATCTAAAATTAATTTTAATTTATTTGGTATCGGTGCGTTATATGCGTCTTTCCAAAATGGTGTGTTCATTCTTTCATTTAAATAATGATATCGAATAAACATCATGTTTTGCTCATTTGTTTCTCTACATATTTTATTAAACGTGTCTTTATATGACACATCAAAATTATTATCGATTAATCTTTTCAATTGTATAATAGTCGACATAAGTGAAGTTGCCTCCAATGGTTCTAAAAAACCATATGATAAACCAATAGAAATACTATTGCCTATCCAACTTCTCGTATGTGTTCCTGCTTTAAAATCAAATACCTTTTCTGTTTTTATTTCGTGTCCTAAGTATTCTTCAATTTCTTTTTTAGCGTCTTCAACAGATGTATATGAATCGTTAAAAACATAACCACACCCCCAACGATGTTTTAATGGTATTTGAAACATCCAACCCGATTTCATAGCATGCATATAAGTATGTGTGAGGTCTTTATTTGTCAATTGTTTTGTTTGTGGTAAAAAGTAACCAAGTGCTTTATTGAGTAGTAGATATTTTGAATAATCTATCCATTCCTCTTTATGTACCCCTTGAATTATTAATCTAGCAAAACCACTACAATCAAATATAAAATCTAAATTAATTACGGTTCCGTCTGTTAATTCGATATTATCTATATTTTCTGACGTATGATTTATTTTTTTAACTTGTCCATCTACCCATTTAACCCCCCTATCTATTGCGGTTTTTTTAAAATATTCAGAAACACGTCTGGCATCAAAATGAAACGCGGAATATTTTCTTATGTCATTTGTTTGTTTATTGATTTGATGAAATAGATGTTCGGATTGACTACCGACATGTGTCCAATTTATCAGTTTAATTCCATCTTTTGTTGTTGATCCTGTTTTTTTCGTAAAATCTTCAATGTTAATGTCTAATAATTTCAAAAACAAACCAAAATTAGAGGTTCCTCCTTCTCCTGCACCTAATATTCCAATTTTAGAACTTTCAACTAGAGTGACATCCACATTTAACCAATATTTTTGTACAGATAATGCCGTTGCCCATCCAGCAGTACCACCACCAATTATGATTACTCTTTTATTCATATTAAAGTGTTTACAAAATTTTCTTTTGGTTCTAATTGAATCCAATTAACTAAAGAATATCTGACCCCTTCGGTCACTGGTGTTACTCTATGTAATAAATTAGAGTAAAATATAAATAAATTACCAATACCTTTTTGTAATTTTACTATATTTTTCTTCCCACTATCTATGCTTATTTCTAAACAACCTCCTTCATATTCATCATTCAATTGTAAAACTATTGATACGAATCTATTTTTATAATTATCTGATGAGTCGGTGTGCCAGTTATAAAATTCACCAACCTTATATTCTGTAAATTGATACGGTCCTAATCCCGTAACTTTAAAACCTTTAACTTTTATTAGTTCTTCTAATTTAGTTTTAATTTTATCATCTAAAATTTCAATGTTATCTATAAACCCAACCGAAGACTTTCTTGCAAGTTCAGAGGATACATCAACCCCATCAATAGTTACTTCCGCCTTTTTTAATTTTAATTCTAATTTATATTTTTCTAAAATGTAGGAAGATTCTTCAACCGTTAGAAAATTATTAATAATCCAAAATCTGTCCATTTAAATAAGTGTTTTAGATTTTATTGATGTAGGCCACGCATTTATAGAATACCTATTTCCTAATTCTATTACGTCAACAAAGTGGGATATATTAGAATCAAATAAAAAAATACTACCTCTTTTTTTTGGTAGAGTATTTTCAACTCCATCAATTAAATATTTAACATATCCACCTTCATAATTATCATTTAATTGAAGAATAATTGTAATTGTTGCCCCACCCATTATTTCATGTTTATCCTCATGCCAATTTAAAAAATCACCATTAGAATATTTGTTAAAAGAATATTTTAGAACATTTTCATATTTTATAGATTTAAATGGTGTTGTGTTATTTGAAATATTAATTATTTTATTTGTTAAACTAATAATAAATTCATCCTCTAATGTTTCGTTAATAAAATAACAACCTTTTCTTTTATTACCAACATACTCTAAATTTTGATTTATTATTTTTTCATTCAAAAATTTAGAAGACTTCATATCAATGAGATTTTTTGATTCACCTAATTTAATTAGATAATCACATTCTTCTTTTGATAAAAATTCCTCTATAAATTTTGTAAACATTACATTTTATTTTTTAAACCATACTTAATCCAATTATACCAAACTCTTTCATGTAAAAAGTATATCAATGGTTTAATTACAAGTTCCCCTAAACCAACCATTCCTGCCCACTTCAATGGTAAACCCGCTGATACGGTTAATATAATTGTTGTTAATGTTCCAATAAATCTATAACTAATACTTTTAGCTATGTGTCTCTTTACCAGTGGCATCTATTTCTCCTTTTCTAATTTTAGTCCCACTTATATCGGCGATTTCTTGTGGGGGTTCGTGATAAATTACTTCATATCCAACACCTCTACCATAATTTACAGATTCGATATCGGGTATAATACTCAAGAATATTTTGTCAGAGTTATCTGTAAAAAATTTAGTGTTTGATAATTCCATTAAAATATCGTGTGCTTTCTTAGGGTTATTTTCGTCTTTAGGAACATCTCTGATTGCCACCCAAACGTTTTTTCCCTTATCTAATTGTTGGTTTATTAACCATTCATGTCCTTTGTGCCAATTTT